AAGGAACTGGCTCAGTCGCTATTGGTTACGAAACGCTATACAGCCAAAACTTTACAACCGCAACCACTACTTACAACACTGCTGTTGGTTATGGTGCAGGTAACGCAGTAACCACAGGCATTCGCAATACACTCATCGGCGGTCTTGCAGGAGATGCAATAACTACTGGTGCAGATAACACGATTATAGGGTACAACATTTCAGCTAGTGCAGTAGCGGGAACAAGACAAGTTGCTATTGGCTCAAATTTTACGGCAGGTGCAGATGGTACTGTACGAATAGGTACAGCATATGGAAACGCAACGCTTACTCTTGATGGTTCTGATACCTCATGGGCGGCTGCTTCTGATGAAAGACTAAAGAAAAATGTTGCAGATTCAACAGTAGGTCTTTCGTTTATCAATGCCTTGCGTCCGGTAACATTCAAGTGGAACGCTAAGAATGCTGTAGCGAATAATTTGCCTCAGTATAATGCAGACTCGTCTGACCCTGTATATGGCGAAGGCAAAGCGCATCACGGTTTTATAGCCCAAGAAGTTAAAGCTGTTATTGATGCAAACTCTGATGTTGTAGATGGTCATAACATTTGGGTTGAAGACCCAGACGGCACACAGCAGGTAGCACCAGCAGCACTTGTACCCATGTTAGTCAAAGCAATACAAGAACTCACCGCAAGAATCACAACCTTAGAAGGATAAACAACTATGAGCGAAGAAACAGTAGAACGAACATCAGAGGAATGTGCAGCAGACTTCACCGCAATGGGCCACAGCATTAGTCTAATTACAGACGTAATCGCGGGTGATGCGATGGCAGATGAAGAAGCCGCAGACAGGCAGGCTTGTGTTGACAGAAATGTCGCGCACCTTGAAATTATGAAAGCTAAAGAAGATTGGGGTAGCGAAAGTTTTACAGCTACTGACTCAGCTATTAGCGCAGGTAAAGGATACACAGCGTCTTAAAAATAGGTGCAAAAAGTGACAAACGAAGAACGCAACCTGGCAATTAGAGCTTTAGAGCAAATCGCGAAGCATGAAGCTGAGTGCGGCGAGCGCTGGGGCGAGGCTCTCAATGAGCTGAAGAATCTTCGTTCAGTAGCAGACGCGCATGCGGCCCGCTGGGAAAAGCTGGCCTGGCTTGTCGTTGGTACTGTCGTGACCACTGGCGCAGGCGTCTGCGCAGCGATGCTTGCGTGATGGAGGCTATCGCCGATTATTACGGGCCGATATTCGGCTTCATCACATTAGTGATTGTGTTAGCGAAGATGCATGCAAATCAAGAAACGATGGCGGAAAAAATCAAAGTGCTGTTTGAGTTGTGGAACAGTAGAGATAAATAAGGAAGCTTTACCACAACGGTGAAGTATTAGGAGCGAGCAAAATGGAAATCAAGATCGATCAAGAAAAAATAACGTTAGGTGAGCAGGAAGTGATGAGAGCTGATCTCAGTGAAAGTAACACTAGCTATGTCAATCGGGCAGAAGCGTTATTTAAAAGCCTTTCCGATTTAGAAATGCAGCGATCAGAAATGCAAGTGCTGCTGAATGCATACACCAACACACTGACTGAAAGTCTGATGCCAAAAACTGAGGAAATTAATTAGATGATACTTGGCGAGCTGCTAGGTCCAGCAACAAAGTTGCTTGACAAGTTCATACCTGACGCTGACGAACGCCAGCGCATCGCGTTTGAACTCAGTACGCTCGCCGAACGTCATGCGCAAGAACAAGCGCTGGCGCAAATTGAATTAAACAAAGAAGACGCGAAAGGCAATTGGTTTCAATCGTCTTGGCGCCCGGCTTGCGCTTGGGTTTGCGTGCTCGGTTTTGCTGTTAATTTTCTCGTATCACCAATCGCGGCAGCTTTCGATGTTGTCGTGCCACAGGCAGATACCGGCGTAATGATGCCAGTTTTGCTTGGTATGCTTGGCCTCGCTGGAGCGAGAAGTGCAGAGAGATTGAAGGGAGTGGGAAAGTGAAATACTTTCACCAAGATGAATTCAGATGCCAGCATTGCGGATCGTTGTCCGGGATGGATTGGGCGTTCGCGAACGAGATTGATGCGCTAAGAGAGAAAGTCGGGTTCCCCTTGATACTATCGTCTGCTTATCGATGCGCAGAGCATCCAGTTGAAAAGCGCAAAGATAAGCCAGGATCACACGCAACAGGTCGGGCCGTTGATATCGCAGCAACCGGCGATCAAGCATTGAAGGTGATTGCGGCAGCGCTTGAGATGGGTTTTGAGCGAGTAGGTGTTAATCAAAAAGGTTCAGGACGTTTCATTCACCTCGACAAAGCGCATGGTTTTCCGGCGCCGGCAATCTGGAGTTACTGATGGGATTAATGGCATTAAAGATACCACCCGGTGTTCATAAGAACGGCACCGACTATCAGCAAAGCGGCGTTTGGAATGACAGCAATTTAATCCGCTGGTACGAAGGCAGCCTTCAGCCAATGGGCGGATGGCGCAAAAGAACATCGTCAGCAATGACCGGGGCATGCAGAAAAATCGTGAGCTATCGCGATAACTCTGGCGGCAGACGAACGGTTGCAGGCACAACAAGTAAGCTATACGCCATCGATGAGAGCAACGCGATACACGATATCACGCCGGTAGGTTTTACCGCAGGCGATGATAATGCAGTGCAGAATCTAGGCTGGAATGCTTTAACCTGGGGATTAAGTAGCTGGGGAACAACGCGACCAGATAGCGGTCCTTATGTTCCAGCCACGACCTGGTCAATCGATAACTGGGGTGAGTACGCGATCGGCTGTTCAAATGCTGATGGCAAAATATACCAGTGGACTAACAACACTTCGACAGTGGCGGCAGTGCTCAGTAACGCACCGACTAATAACACCGCGATTATTACTACAGACGAACGATTCATTTTTGCTCTCGGTGCTGGTGGTGAAGGTGATCGAGTTGAATGGTGCGATCAAGAGAACAACAATGTCTGGACCGCAACAGCGACGAACCAGGCCGGTGGTTTCACGCTAACAACAGCCGGCAATATTCTGACCGCAGAGCAACTGCGCGGAGAGACTTTAATTCTGACAACGACAGATGCGCATGTTGCGCGTTATTCAGGTCCACCATTTGTCTATGGGTTTCAGCGCGTAGGTACAGGGTGCGGCATTGCATCTGCAAATGCCTGCGTCAAAGCGGACGGCTTCGCGATCTGGATGGGCTCCAATGCCTTTTATGTTTATGACGGTGGTGTGCGAACAATACCTTCAACTGTAGGCGATTTCGTTTTCAACAATATTAACGAAGCTCAAAGATCGAAAGTCTACGGTGTATTGAACAGCAAATTTTCAGAAGTCGTATGGTTCTACCCAAGCAACAACTCGTTAGAAAATGATAGTTACGTCACCTACAACTACAAAGAAAAATTCTGGACGGTCGGATCACTGGTTAGAACAGCCGGCGCAGATGTCGGTGAGTTTATTTATCCAAATTATGTCGGTGCTGACGGATACATTTACGAGCATGAAGTTGGATTCGACTACGACAACGCAACGGTATTTGCGGAAAGCGGACCTGTTGAAATCGGATCGGGTGATCGAGTGGTCGTTGCCAAGAATCTAATCCCTGACGAGAAGACGCAGGGCGATGTCACGGCCATTTTTAAGACAAAGAGCTATCCGAATGCGCCAGAAACAGAGCACGGCCCATATAGCCTCTCCAATCCAACGTCAGTGCGCTTCCAGGGGCGTCAGCTCAGTATGCGCGTCACAGGCAATCGACAAACAGATTGGCGAGTTGGGGTGATGCGCTTGGATGTTGTGCCAGGGAGCGTTAGATGATTCTGCCAGCAGCGCCAGAAAAATATTCAGATATCGATACGAACAAAATGAATTTGTTGATCGAGCAAGCTGATCAATTGAATCACAAAAAGAATCAGGATGTTGAGGTAGGTGCAGCGAGGTTGATTTTGAAATCACCAAACGGCACTCGATACAGCATCACAGTCGATAATTCAGGCAACGTTGGAGCGACAGCTTTATGAACGCAAAGGAAGCACTAGAAGCGCCAAGCACGTTAGAGGCAATGCTGCCATACCGGGTGATGCTAGAAGCAGCGCTTGAGTTTGCCGGCGGCACTCATTTGTTTGAAGACATTGTTGAAGCTGTTGGCGAAGGCCGGATGCACTTTTGGCCAGCAGAAAAAAGCTGCGTAGTCACAGAAATTGTTTGTTACCCGCGAGCTCGCGCTATTCATATTTTTTTAGCGGCAGGCGATTTGATGGAAATTAAAAATATGGACGAAACGTTTCAGGAATTTGGTCGAGCGATAGAAGCTAAATTTATTACATTGTCTGGCAGAAAAGGCTGGACCAAAGCTCTCGATGACATCGGTTACAAAGTGAGTCATGTGAGCATGTATAAGGAGATTAAAGATGGCAACAGGTAAAGGCGGCGGTGGTGGTGGAAAGGGCGGATCGTTTGCGCCAGCTCAAAGTTATAGCCCGTTTGCGCCAGCTCAAAGCTATAGCCCGTTTACGCCAGTTGCAAGTGGCAGCGGAACGGGATATTACAATCCGCCACAGCAACTAGCGCCAACCCCGTACAATCCGATGATGGATGCGTATGGCAGCGGGCAGAACGTGATGCAACCTATGTCTGGATATTACAACCAGTACCAACTGCCTGGCAGTAATTACCAGCCTTATCGGCCTCCTCGTCCTGTGCAGCAGTATCAGCCGTTTGCGTCATATGAGCCCCCTGTACCGCAGCCGCAGCCGAACAATAATTTTTTCTCGAACACATCGAGTTACAATCCTCTTCGCAATCAAGGCGGAAACTACAACACGCTGGGTGAGGGGTACGGTAATAGTTACGCGAATTTCACGCCTGACTATGCTGGGCAGCAAAACTTTTATGAGCCGCGACCTAACTATTTCGGTCGAACGCCTCAAACCCCGTTTCAAACGCAAACGCAAGCTTCCGGTCCTGCACCAGCTCCTGCGCCGACTGCGGCGCCAACTCCAGCGCCTTCGCAAAACTATAATTACAGCACCGAGCCCGACGAAGTTTTTCAGGGGCCGATTTTTAATCAATCTACAGCTCAGGCTCCGCAGCCGCAAGCGCCTTTGAACCCACCACCCGATCAAATTACATCACAAGACTTGCAAGACGCGGTCGCGCAAATGCAGCAAGGCGAAATAACCGTTCAAGAACTTCAAGAGATGACTCGGCAAGTTCAGCAGCAATCGGCAGCGCCGCAGCCCGTTCAGCCGCAAGCGCCTTTGAATCCACCACTCGATCAAAACGGCCCGTTAGGCGATATCATGCAAATGTCGGTAGGTAATCTTGAGCCAGACATGCAATATGACGCGAACGGAGACGGACGAATAACGAGCAGAGACGCTTTAATGTTTCAGCAATCGGTAGCGCCTGAACCCAGGCCGGCGCCTATAGTTGATCAACCTATTTACAGGCATGGGGGTCCGCTAAATATACCAAGTATGCCAATTCTTGATTATCAGGAGCCGACCGTGCAGCAACGTTATCAGCAGACAATTGCAGCGCGCCAACAGCCACAATATGTGGCGCCTGAACCGCGAATACACGGTCATCAAAGGACAGCACAAATGCCGATTTTAGATTCAGCAGATCAGGTGAGCGCTCCAGCGAATAATCCTGGATTTAGCGGGTATGATCAAAACATGTTCGCGCCTATGCAGTTTGGAGGAATTTACGTATGAGTTTTGGTAAGAGCAATCAATCAAGCAATCAGCAAATGGACCCGCAAATAAAGGGCGCATTGCTGAATGTGTTTAACACAGGATCAGCCCTGTCGAGAACACCATACAACCCTTACAACGCTGCGCGTGTAGCGCCGATGAGCCCTTTTCAGCAGCAGGGTATGCAGGCAACTCTGGACGCCTCAAGAGGCGCCATAGGTCAGCAGCAGGTCAATGATGCAATTAATGCTGCCCAGGGTGTAAGTGCCTATCAGCCTGGTTCTGTCACTGCTGGTCAAGTGGAGGCAGTAAATCGTGTTGGTAACATCAATCCTAATGGGGCTGGCGGACAGCAGCAAGTGCGATCGAGTAATGTGCCAACGTCATTTCAAGGGCGGAACGCAACGGTCGGCAACATCAACACAGGCGTCAATGCGCCAAATGTAAGAGCTGGCAATACTGGTCAAAACTTTACCAACCGAAACGTCAATGTCGGTAACGTAAATACCGCGATAAATGCAGGTGATGTAGCTGCAAGAGCAGCAAACGAACAGTTTAGACAGAGCAATATAAATGTGGGTGGCGTAGACACAGGCATCCAGTTTAATGATGTCACAGGCGCACAAATAAATAATCCAGGTCGCATCAGCGAACAGCAGCAAAGAGGTCAAGCAATCGGACCACTCGATCTGCTTGGTCCTGGCGCATCAGCGAGAGACGCGCAACAAATAAGCGCCCCCAGCAGCATCAATGTTGGGAGGGTTAATGCTGGTGATGTGCGATCGGTTGGCCCCGTTGGTATTGACGCGATCAATCCTGGCACAGTGACAGCAAACGATATCGGCAACGTTGCAGCAGTGCAAACTGGTCAAATTACTCCAGGCACCGTAAGCGCAAATGACGTGTCAGCAGAGAGAGTTAATGCTGCACAATTTAGAGATACGAATTTGAACGATTACATGAATCAGTATCAAACTGGTGTAATCGATAGCGCGCTAGGTGACATCGAACGCGCAAGAAAAATGCAACAAAATCAAAATGCCGCAGGTGCCATTTCAGCAGGCGCCTTTGGCGGTGATCGAGCGGCTATTGTCGAGGGCGAAACAAATAGAGCAGCACTAGAGCAATCGGCAAAAACTGCTTCGGCGCTAAGGGCGCAAGGTTTCGAAAGTGCTGCGCGTCTTGCCGAAGCAGACCTGGCGCGAAGAAGTGATGCGGCTCGCGCTAACCAGCAGACAGGACTACAAAGCCAGTTAGCCAACCAGCAAACAGGATTGGCAGCGAGTCAGGCAAATGCTCAACTTGGCCTGCAAGGTCAAACAGAACAAAGTCGGCAGGGACTGCAAAGCGCACTTGCAGCACAAGAAGCCAATCGTCAATTTGCTCTGGCTAATCAGCAAAGCGGTTTGGCTTCGAGTCAAGCAAACGCACAACTTGGTTTGCAAGGCCAGACTGAGGCAGCGCGCCTTGGCCTACAAAGCGGATTAGCATCGCAAGACGCAAACATGCGCGCAGCACTCGCTAATCAGCAAGCAGGACTTTCTGCCAGCCAAGCAAATGCAGAGTTAGGATTGCGCGGCGGTGAAGTCAACCAGGCCGCAAATCTGCAAGCAGCTTTGGCAAACCAGCAGGCCAGCATCAGCGATGCAGACAGAGCGCTCAGAGGCGGCCAGATCAACCAAGACGCATCATTGCAGTCGCGACAGCAGAACTTGCAGCGCATGATGAGCAACCAAGATTCTGCGCGAGCATTTGCTCTCGCGAACCAAGCTCAGAACATGACTGCGCAGCAGGCCAATGCGCAAAACAACTTGTCGCGACAGCAGATGAACCAGGAAGCGGGCTTGCGCGCAGCGCTGGCCAATCAGCAGGCTCAGTTGACTGCCGGTCAGGCGGCCAATCAGGGTCGTTTGCAATCTCAGGCGCTGGGTGTCGATGCGGGTCGAAGCAATCAGGCGGCAGGCATACAGGCTCAACAACTTAGCAATGCTGCCGCACAAGCTAACCGAGATCGTGGTTTGCAAGCAGCCCTTGCTAATCAGCAAATAGCACTGCAAGAAGGTCAAGCGGCAAACCAAGGTCGATTGCAGTCGCAGCAGTTAGGCGTCACTGCCGGCCAAGCTAACCAAGCAGCAAACATGCAGGCGCAGCAACTAGGAAGCGCGGCAGCCCAAGCTAATCAGGATCGAGCGCTGCAAGCAGGATTGGCGAACCAAGGCGCAGCAATCGACGCAGCCGGTTTGCGCAACCAGGGCTTGATGCAGACGCAGCAATTAGGTGCTAACGCTAGTCTAGCTAACCAGGCTAATCAGCTCTCAAGACAGCAGTTAGGCAGCCAAGCAGCACAGGCTAATCAAGGCGCCGCAATGCAAGCAGCGTTGGCTAACCAGGCGAATGCGCAGCGTTATGGATTTCAAAATCAGGACGCAGCAATGCAAGCTGCACTTGCAAATCAGCAGATGGGATTCCAGCAGAATCAGCAAGACATCAATCGTCAATTTAGTAACGTTGATGCCGGTCTACAAGCTGCTCTCGCGAATCAAAATGCTGGCTTGCAAGGTGCTCAACAAAGGCTGGCTGGCGCAAACTCTTTGGGTCAGTTGGGTCAGGATTTGCGCGGCATGTCGTTCGCAGATGCGCAGCAGATGCAGGGTGTTGGCAATCAGCAGCAGCAATTTGCGCAGCAGATAATGGACGATCAATACGCTCGTTATCAAGAGGCGCAGAACTACCCATTCAGGATGTTCGACGTGCTGAGAAGTGGAGCAGGCATGCTGCCTAATCCAACGCTGAGTAGCAGCAAAGGCAGATCAACACAATTTGGAATACCAGCAGGAGCATAATAATGTTTGATTTTTTTTCTAATCTTGGCGCGAATACCGCAACAGGTGTTAGCAATGCTTTGAGCGGTTTAACAGATCAACCTCGCAGAGTTGGTGAACAAATCGATCTTGTCGCAAGTGATCCTATGGCTTTTATTTCTAAAGCGACAGGATTTGAGCATCTAAAAGCATTAACGCAATCCCCCGAAGATTATCAAAAATATTTAGCGCAAAACCCGCAAGCATTTGCTCCGCCACCAGCAATGGAGCCTCTGCCACAATTGCCCTTTCAGCCTGTGCCTTTAGCACCTACGGGCGGATTCGTTGGTCAAAGTCCTAACTATTTAAACAATGCACAACAAGCTTTGAGAGGACCGTATGGCTGAGTTTGATTTTAACTCGTTATCTCAACAAGAGCAGCAAGAGTTAAGAAAGCAGTATTACCTTAACCAAGCTCAAAATTCGTTACTCAGTCCTGGTCCAAATCCAGACATGAGTCAATACCAATTTAAAAAGCCAGAAAATATTGGTCAAGCGTTTGGCAATATGTTTAAAAACCAAATTGCTAACCCGATACAAGAAAGGCTCGGCATGCGCGAGTCTTTGCGATCAGTTACAAGAAAAATGCAAATCGCTGAAATGCAAAGAGAGCAATCGCGTAGCTTTTTGGATGCCGCAAACAGAGAGCAGTTGCAGAACTTTTTTGTTAATCAGGGTATGCCGTCTAATATTGTAAATAATCTGGGTATTGATGAGCTAAGAGATATTGCTGTTAGCAGGATGTCGAATGTTGAAACTGACCCATATGGAGTAACTTCGCAAGCAAATGTTTTAACTGGTGAACAACAGGTCATCAATGCGCCGCCAGAAAACATTCAACAGTTTGAATACGAACTGAACCGCCGACAGAATCGCAACAGTCAAACTCCTTCTCCGTTACGCCCTCCTTACCCTAATCTTGGGAATTTCACGCCCGGAACGTATGCAAATGAAATGGCGCAATTAGAGGCGGATAGAGAAGTACGAAAGAATCGTTCGCAAAAGTTTGATGATCGTGCGATTACTAGAATAGACGGAATAACAACTCCGATTTATAAGAGTATGGCAGGCATAGGTAATAAGAGAGCAAGTTTGTCTCAACTGTCTCAAATACTTGATATGGGATTGCAAACAGGCAAGGTAGAAGAGTTTCTTACGGGACTCAGGGCAATTGGTTTTAATTTAGGTTTGGATGTAAAAAATCCTTCAATGCCTCAGGTTTTTAGCTCAATCACTAAACAAATTGTAGGGCCAATGGTTAAGGATTTAGGCACAAACCCCACAGACACTGATTTAAAACTGATTTTAGACTCTTATCCGTCTCTTGGACAAACCGTAGAAGGCAACAGAATCTTAATCGAAGCAATCAATTTGAAATTAGAACGCGATGAAATATTAGCCAATTCTTTGATGAGTTTTGAAGACAACAATCGAGACCTATTAAGGTCTGACCCAATTGCTTATCGACAACAATTAGATCGAATGGTTTTGCGAACTCAAAATAGCGAAGAGTTTAGAAAGAAGTCTGTACTTCAATTGAAAGCTAGGGCGAGCGCTCTTATGGGTAAGGAGCCAGATATTGATCAGCTAATGAAAACTTTGGAGGTAAACTAATAATGGCTGAAAGCACCCAGTTTTTTATAGATAGCTTGTACAAACGATTAAAAGAAAGCCAAAAGGCAGGAAGATTGTCAGCCGAAGGGCCAGGTCCGCAGCTACTAAAAGCCATAGAAAGTGGTTCTATAGCACCTGCGGAAGTAGGGCTGCTTTTGCAAGGAGCATCATTAAGCTCATCTGATGAGTTGATGGGGTACACGCGATCTTTACTTGGTAATGACAGCTCAATGATTGCTGACACTATCAACAAAGGATTTCCAAACGCGAACGTGTCTTCGTCAGATGTTGGCATCGCGTTAGAGCGAGGAACAATAAATGAGTATAGAGAAGAAAATCCAGGAAAGGCTTTAGGATATGAGGCTGCTGGAGGTCTTGTGCTTGGACCTCTGGGCGCCGGGCGTACCGTTTTAGCTCGCGGAGCTGAAGCTGTCGGCACTGGCTTAGTTAGTGGTTTTATGGCTGATGAGGGTGACGCGCTAGATAGGGCGGACGGTGCTGCAATTGGCGGTTCTCTTGGTGGCGTTTCTCAGCTTGTGATAGACCAATTTGGTAAACGTTTAGTCAGTCCTGTTTATCGTGCGCTGTTTAACTCGTCAAAGAAGGCATCAGACCGGGAAGGCGTCAACCTGGCAAGACAGACGCTGATTCAACAAATTGAGGCTGACGGCATGTCAGTAGATGAAGCTGTCGCCTTCATCGGCCAGCAAGCAGGCAAGCGAGTGACTCTCGCAGACCTGGGCAGCAATACGCAAGCGCTGATCGATGTATTGTCAGTCATGCCAGGTCCAGGCAAAGCAACAGCCAATCGTTTTTTGCAAGAGAGGATGAAGGGCAGGAACGCTCGACTAGGCACGATCCTGCAAGACGCATTCGGACAGCGCGCTAATTTCTACAACGATTTTCAAGCGATGAAGGCCGCTCGTGAAAGCACTGCTGACAAGCTGTACGGTGCAGCAAATAAACTCGATGTACCCTTCACGCCAGAACTGCAAGAACTGATGAGAACGCCAGCAATGCAACAGGCTTACGAAAACGCAGTGCGGATCGCAGGCAATAAAAAAGACCCCGTTGCTATGCGGTTGCGCATTACCCCACAGGGCAGAATCGTTGACGCTGACGGTGCTCCAGTATCTGCAATTAACACGCGCTTTTTGCATTATATGAAACAGGGTCTTGACGATGTCGCATTTCCTAAAATTCCCAGCGAGGGCGTTGGTGCAACAGAAGTTAACGCAGTGCGCGACCTTCGCTCTGAATTTTTAGAGATGCTCGATGATGCTAATCCAATGTACGCGAGAGCCCGCAATCATTACGCGGGTGATAGCAGTGTCATGGAGGCCATGAAAAGAGGTCGAGGGTTGCTTTCAGAGGATGGTGATGAGCTCGCCGCAGACCTGATGAGGATGGACAAAAGCGAGAAGGAAGCTTTTCGCCTAGGTGCTTTGCAGAACCTGCAAGATCAATTTAATAATAGTGTCGAGTCTGCTAATACTGCCAGAAACGTGATGAAGACAGAAACACGCAGGCGCCTCATGCGCCTGGCATTTCCAGGCGGCAAGGACGGTGATCAGGCGTTTGATGTGTTCATGGATAACCTGGGTCGCGAGAGCAACATGGCTGTCACAGAAAGAGCAGGCGCCAACAGTTTGACTGCCCAGCGATCTGAGCTAATGAGGCAATTTAGGAACCAGGCGGAAGGTGTAACACCTCCAACCTCTGCAATCGATTTGATTATGTCGAGTCTGAGAGAAAGCAACCAGACACAAACTGATCAAAAATTGCGCGCTGCCTCTGCTGAAATAGCCAGGGTGCTGACCGAAACAGACCCAGCAATACTGCCGAAAATATTGTCAGACTTGGGTCGCGGCACAATGCTACAATCGATTCAGCGCAATGCGCCATCAATCTTGCCGCAAATCCTGCCGCTACTTGGACAAGGATTGACCGGCCCAGGTAATGTAGGATCAATGAGTGGTCGATTCGGTGCAGAGGTTGCACCGGCTAATTTGAACTCAGCGCAACAGGGTTTAATGATGCAATAGGAGGCGCCTATGTGATGAACTACACCAAAATTACACCAAATGTCTGTTAAGCCCAGTAAAAATGGGCTCTTTCGACCCCGGCCCCGGGCACCAATCCCCTTTACACTAATACCCACCTATACACCTAAAGCCCCATAATACAGGGGCTACAGGGCTTTACATTTGCCCCGTAAACCTTTTAGATACACTTCTGTACATATTATTACGCATGTAATTACACCAAATTACACCAATAATTACACCAGGAGTGATCATGAAGGGCACTTATCAAAAGCGCGGCAGCCGTTGGCGAGCCATAATCATGGTGAATGGTCAGCGTAAATCTAAAACACTAGACACAAAGCGCCAGGCGCAAGCTTGGGTGGCTGAGATGGTCACAACAGACACTGGAGTCGCGATAGCCACTGGTACGCTTCGCGAGCTTTGCGAGCGCTACAAGCGAGAGGTGAGCAAAACCAAGCGAGGCGAGAAAAAAGAGGTAATTCGCCTAGATATGTATGCGCACCGTTATCCCGAATTGTTTGATCGTAAACTGACCAACATTCACCGCGAGGATGTCGAGCGTCTCATGCGTGATCGATCAACAGAGATTGAAACAAGCACGATGAATCGCGACCTCAATTTGATCAGCAATGTCTTCAAGTACGCGAGACGCTGGCACATGATGGCGCACAATCCAATGACTGATTTGATAAGACCAAAAGACCCTGAGCCACGCGATCGTCTGATTTCAAACGCAGAGATAGAGCAATTGCTAGTGACAATGAGTTACTCGGATGATCTGCCGATTACCTCGCAACGACAACGGGTCGCGATAGCGTTTTTGATTGCGATTGAAACTGCGATGAGGCAAGGCGAAATAACGCAAACAAAATGGTCTGATGTGCATCTTGATGAGCGGTACATTTATTTGCCTCACACGATTACCAAGACCGCGGTATCGCGTAACGTACCGCTATCAGCTAGGGCGATAGAGTTGATACAAAGACTAGAGCGCAACAAAGAAACGATGCTGGGCGTTTCTTCGGGCGTGGTCAGCACAATGTTTAGGCAGGCTGTCAAACGCTGCGCAATCGATAACTTGACGTTTCATGATACCCGGCATGAAGCAACGACCAGGCTGGCGGATAAGTTGCACATCCTCGACCTGGCTAGGGTGACGGGGCACAAAGACCTCAAGCAATTGCTAAAATACTACAACAAAGATGCGCGAGAGCTGGCAGAGCTGCTTTAACCTTTCGCCCAGCGAACGATGTCAGCTTTAAGCCAGAGTGCGCCAGTGCCTCTGGTTTTTGGGAAGCCTGGTTGCTTCGCAAGTTTCTCTGCAAAGTATCGTTTTTTAAAATGCAGGTAGTCTGCGCATTCTTGCGCATTCCATAATACTTCATGGTCCTTTGGTGCCTTGCTGATTTGTAATGCAATTTTCTCAGCAAGCAAGTCGTAGTCTATAGCCAGGTCCATGCAACACTCCCGGCACAAACAATAGCAGCAAGAATAAACAACCACGCTTGGTCATTCGTTTGTGGATAGTTATCGCCCCATCGTCTTTTTTTCATTTTTCTTTCTCGTCAAAATTCTTAAAGCTGCGCTCGTTGCGAAAGGCTTCTTCTTCATACTTTGGATTTTCCATTTCCAATGCAATCAATATTTCAGCGTAGTGAATAATCTTGCGCAGATCGTCTAGGTTGCGGTGCTTGAGCTTCCATCTGCATGCGTATTTTACGATGCTACTTTCCGCGGCGCCTAACCCATTTTTCTGACAAAAGCGAATTGGGGAAATCTCAAAATTTCTGTAATGACTACCGCCAATTTGCTTGTTGAAAACTTCGCTCACACTCTTGCTCCTCTTCATTAAAATTACCTGGACGCCATCGCGCCCTAATCCACTTGTCGGCCGGCTTGCACATCACTCGTTCTAAATCGTTGTTCTGCTTTAATCGATGGCATGCCTGGCACATCGTCGTTCGTATTTTTATCCAGTTAGTGCAGCAAGGGCACTTCTTATAGAATTTTTCTGAATAACTATGCGGAGAACGGGTCATCAAAGTACTCGCAATCGTTTTGTTTGCGGATAAATTTCATTGGCACCTTGTCCTTAAAGATCGTGCAGTAATCAAAAACCAGGTTGGCGCAGTATCCGCAGCTTTGCCTAGGATGCTTAAACTCCAAAGGCGGCAACGTGACTGCTTGTTTAGTCCTCTTTTTCATCAAGCAACTCTTCAGCAATCGTCAAAAATCGCGACAGCATGTCGGCTATTTCTTCCTGCACGTGAACGAATCGATCCAAATCTTCTGGGTCTACTTGCACATAAATCTTTGTCAACGGGCTATCTCCTTTGCGAACTAATTTCGCGATCGCTAATTCTTGCGGGCTGTACCAAACATCAAACGCATTTTTCACCCGGTCACTTCCGCATCGAAATTTTCTTTCAGCTCATTGATAACGAGGTCGCCCAATACCGCTGGCTCTGCACAAACGCTAATCTCTTTGCTACTGAATCCGCCAAGACCATTGATGAATTCGTTGCCGTTCAGTTTGTTTTTATAGCTAACGAATTCGTCAGTGCCATCAAGCACCTCTGCCCAAGGTTCTAACAACTCAGGAATAAATAAATGCTTGTCGCACGCCAGGCGCTGATCTTCTACGCTGATATCTTTCTTATGCTTTGCGCACGACCACCTGGCATCGCCATCGAGCTCCGGTGTTGAGAACGCACAGGTGCGGCAGCTCATCGCCGGTGTTGAATATCCGTGACACAAAAACGAGTGGTCGCAGAATTTGCACTTATAGAATGATGGGTCGTTAGAGATGCCTTCAGGCGGGCGATCGCTTGTGATGATATGTTCTGCTTTGCGGATCAAAGCTTCCGCAGCAGGCTTGTCGTATTCGACGCGCTCGTAGTAAAGGTCATCGTTGTTTTTGTTGACTGCTTGGTACAACGACCAACCCAGATTCATCAAATGCATATACACTTGCATCTGCGCGTAGTGTTCGGGCTTGCTTTTCAAAACGCCTTTTTTAGCGACATCCTCAAAGCTTTTAAATGCATGCGTCTTCTGTTCGCTGACGTGAGCAATCGATATTGCTTCGATTAAACCCAACAAAACACCATCTAAACTACCGCCAAAATGACCACCGACAGCCTCGACTCTGAACTGCTGTTTAGTATCAGGATCAACGTCCCATACTTGAATGCCGGCTTGAATAAGCAAATGGTTAAACCAATCTTCTTCTCTTGCTCCCCTAGCAAACAGCCGCAATAAGCGCGCTTTATGCACAACGACTGTTCCCCAGCGGAAACTAAACCAAAGCTCCCGCTTGCACTCGCGACCAATGATTGATCCGCCAAGATGGGCCCGACCGCCATCGACGGCCTGACCCTTCTCGCCCGCTCGCTCCACGGCAGAAAGTGTTGTGTTGGGTGGTTCAGGTAGAGCAACCATCTATTGTTCCCAGGGCTTCTTGCCGGCGGCTGCCGGGGCAGGAGATGGGGCTGTTGTAGTCTCGACAGCAGGGGCAGGGAGAGTCGCGACAGCCGCAGGCGCGTTGGCCGGCGAGTAAGCCTTGATCTCGTTGCTTTCGTCCCAACCACCTCGCGGCGGCGCGATCACGACTTTTATCGTCATCGGCTTATGGTGCAGTTCTTCGCTGTCTACGATAGCCTTCTTGCCTATAGCGCGACAAATATTTGCTAATTCTTTTTGCGCAATTTCGACGGTTTGCTTATTTTTGTTTTCAAGATTAAGTCGAGCATAAATCCACTTCCCAGCGTACTGACTTTCGATCACCTCAAATTTGACGTTAAGGTAAGCGCCATTGCCGGCCTTGGTTTGCTTCATCACCGATTCGATTATCACTGCTTTATAATGATCTTCCGGTATAACATCGTAGGTAGTTCGCTGATCGCTAACATCGATATCTTCTGCGTTGAAATTTAGTGATGCCATTTTTATTGCTCCTTGGTTGTTGCGTTTACGATTGCTTGTTCAAATGCTGCCCAGGACAGGTCGATTTCTGGTGGCAGCCCGTACCGATTTTTAGCTACAAAACCTGGCGTCTCCGTAGTGCAGAGGACGCGCTCGCCAGTGCTGATGCCTCGCACTCGCGTCTGATTGAATCCTTTGTCTTCTTTCTTTGTGATGATTTTGTGCTTCGCGAACAGGACCGCATCGACACTCTCTTGAATCAACCCGGACGCTTTCGCATGCAGCTTGATCTCGTATCTGTCGTAGGCTTCAGTATCAGGTGAGTTGTATGCGCGAATGTGAGTGTGCGCGATCAAGATTAGCGACATGTTTTTGTGAACGCGCAGCGAGTTTATAGCAGCCAGGAACTGGCGCCAGTAATCGAGTGCGAAGACATAACCTTTGCCGTAGCCAAATTCCTCGATGCTTTTCTTGCCTTCAATCTCGCATACCTTTTTCCAAATCAATGGCTCAAGATGATCAAGGCTGTCGAGCACTAACGTCGAGTAATCATGCTCATGCTCTATTAGAGCAGCGATCGCTTCTAACAGCTCATCAAAGGTTTTGATCAGCGGAAAAGCAGATAGTTCTAATGCGCCTTCGCCGGCTTCAGTCTGTAGGAAGATAGGATTAGGCGCGGCAGCCGCGAACGTAGTTTTGCCCACGCCGGCACTTCCGAACAGAATCATTGAGGGGGGTTTAAGACCAGAAGTTTTTTTAATTGCACTTAGATCGATGGCCATTACTCAGCACCTCCGACTATTTTGATAGCAGGCTTGGCGGGTGAGGAGGTAAAGGCTCTCGCAATCTTGCGATAGGTTTCTGGTTCGTTGTTGCGCATGTACTTGAGGCGCGTAACGTCAATCGTTGTTTTGATTTTAAGCGGCAGCAAGTTTGCCGGCACCGTCTTGATCACTTCTTCGAGCTCGAGATCGTCAAGCTTATAGTTGTTTTTGTTGGTGAGAGTGATCTTTCTACCGAAGCGCGTTTCAGTGGTGCTTGAGCCTTCGGGCTTCTCAGTCAGATGAGGAATCATCTGCTGCTCTATCTCGACACGTCTAGCTCTGTGTCCGTCTTCCAGTAATTTCTGTTGCAGCCATTGCTCGGCTAATACATCTAACGTGGGTTCATTGTTGCCAGGTATTACTTCGCTCGCTCGTGCATCCATCGTTCGTCTCCGTTCTCAATTTGAAAAAAGAGCATAAACGATTATTGTAATTGATGTCTACCTTTAGATTACATTTATTTTTTTTAAGCGAGCTTTTTTAAGTTTCTATAGATACCCACCACATTGCTTTTGCTATACATCTCAACTGCTTTTGCGCCAGCAACAATGTCCGCGCACAAATGTTCAGGGATTGCGATGTCGTATATGTTTTTACCATGCCCCCAAATTAAATGAGGCGTTCTCATCTCGATCACGCAGCATGCCTGACCAGTTCTTTCTAAAACGTCCAAAAATCTATTTGTCTTCATGTGATGTTTAACGAGCGTTTTGCTTGCCCAAAAATCACCACAAAAGATTAAGTCTGCGGAAAAACCCTCGATAGTTTTACCGCAGCTATAATCGCAACAATCGCCTATATGCCAAATTTCAAAATTATCAGTGCTACAACAATGATAGTTGTCATCTATATAAATTCTATCAATACTATCTTTTAACCAAGTTGACGATTCACGCTCCAAACTATACCGCTGTAACATCCTTATCCCTCTCCAGCTATGTGTTTCCTTTTAATAAACAAATCTTTTACGCGCAAAAGCGCATCAAACTCTTCGCTTGTAAGTAACTCTATATCTGTGAACTTTTGTAATCGATCCGAATCTTTGCTCGTTCCTTTGCCAAACATTTCTTCAATCAAAAAAGAAGGCTTAACATTAAAACACTTGCATAAAGCGCTAATCACCTCTTTTGATGGCAGCCTAGTCGATCCTGGCATCTTTTCTGCTTCCCACTTTGCGATAGCATTGTGCGAAACCTTTACACCGTACTTTTCTAGTTCTGCGGCCATTTGACGCAGAGACATCCCGCGCGCTTGCCGTAAGGTTTTGATCCGCTGGTGAAACGGCGTTCTTTCCATTTGTCACTTCTCCTCCTCGATTAGTGAGTCCCTAATGTAAACCTCCGGTTGACTATTAGCAATAGTATTTTGTAAACAATATGTAAACTTATGAGTTTACGGGTGTAACCGTAAAGTATACGTTCTGGTTTGTCTGTTAAATTGGACTGCTGTGACCGAATGGTATACAGTTCTATTTTTTAAGGACGAGCAGAGCAGATGACACCGGAAGTTTTTTGGCAGGAAATTAATGTAAGCGACATGGCGAACCAGCTTGGGCTAAGTCGTAACGCTATCTATAAGTGGAAGCGTAGCAGCAAAGGCATACCAGCGGAAAGAGCAACGCAGATTAGCGCGCTGATGAGCATCGAGAAATCTGCTATCCGTCCCGACCTTTGGGGCTCAAATGATTGAGGCTGTCGAACCTGCGGAGAAAGCGCGAGCGCTCTTTGAAGAAGGCTTAACAATCATCCCAGCGCGAGAGAAAATCCCTCTCGTTAACTGGCAGAAATACCAAGGCAAAGAAGTTAGCGAGGACGAGTTTGAATACTTCGCCAGCTCTGCGAGATTTACCGGATGCAACTGGGCGATCGTCACCGGCAAAGAAGTGGTGGTTGTGGACGCTGACAGTGCTGAAGCTGAAGCATGGGTGAAAGAGCACCTACCTTATACATCAAGAACAGTCGCGACAGCCCGAGGTCGTCACTTCTATTATCAAGCCAACCCTGATTTTCCAATAACGAATAGCACTGACCCCGACAGCAAGATCGATGTCAGAGGTCAGGGCGGCATCGTCATCGCTGCTGGTTCTGTTCATTCGAGTGGCGCCGTGTATAAAGAGACGATCGATCAGGGTGTTCCTGGCGATTGGCGAGAGCTTCCCATGTTGTCTGCTACCGATCTTGAAAAGATCACGCATGAGAACCAGCCAAAACCATTATTGAATGCCAGCCAAGGTGGTTGGCACGACGAGATGATCAGGTATGTTGGCGCGCAAGTCCAAAGAGGATTAAGCGACGATGACATCCTGCGCACTGCAACCGGCTGGACTCAAGCTGGCTATACGCATGAACAAACCTTTGCCGAATTTGCGGTGGCGATAAAGGGCGCCAGAGATAAAGGATGGGCCGAAACAAAAGAAGTCGCGACAGCGGAAGAGATAGAACAGATTACTGATGCGCTGGCACCGATGGCGCTGGATATCGGCAACATTGCAGCGCTGCCGAAAAGAGAATGGGTATATGGCCGCCACTATATACGTAAATTTTTGAGCGTTACGGTCGCTGCCGGGGGCACCGGCAAGACGGCGCTAACGTTAACGGAAGCAATGGCGATGGCAACCGGGCGGCCACTCTTAGGCACAGAGACACAGAAGCGTAAGGTATGGGTCTGGAATCTCGAAGACCCGCTCGATGAGCTTAAAAGACGGTTAGCCGGGATCGCTGTACATCATCAAATCGATGCGGCTGATTATGCTGGCAATCTATTCGTCAACTCAGGTCGCGACAGCAGCGTTGTGATTGCTGAGAACAGAGGCGGCGAGCCAATCATTTTGCCGGCAGCCGACATCATTCTTAATTACATCAAGGCGAACTCGATAGATGTCATCA